AATCATTGAGGCACGGTTTATTGCGGATGACCTAACCAAGTCCACAGAGGAGCGGATTGCAGCAGTTCAGCGGGCTTCTAAATTGGAGGAGCAAGTAGCCAGCAAAGAACTCAAGGCAGCACGTCTAAAGGCACAAGCACTAAAAGACCAAGCGGCAATCGCTGAAGTAACAGATGACCAACTTGTAGCAATCGCAGAAGCGCAGGCACGGGTTCTGGACTTGGAGGCCGATTCAATCCGCAGGCAAAAAAAGTTGCAGAGCGAAATCAACTCCCTACGAAATGAGGAGAAGACCCGCCTTGCGGAGGTTGACAAAGTAAGAGCCGATGCCCAAAAGAAGGAAGAGGACTACCTCAAGTTCATAATGCAGGGTGACAAGGAATTGATTGAATCCTTGAACCAACGCAGGGCAGCACAAGTCAAATCCCTTGAGGAGTTCCAAGCGGCACTCAATCGTTTGCGTGGGGTTGCACAAACCGAGAAAGAGAAAGAGATTGCACAGATTGACGCTGACGCAAAGGCAGCCCTTGATGCTTTGATCGCATCTGGAAAGGCAACTGCTGACCAAGCAGCAATCATTACCGCAGAGCAACGCAAAGCCGAGCGACTTGTCAACGAGAAGTACGATAAACTTGACCGCCAAAGGCAACTGGAAAACAACGCCAAGAAGCTTGAGTTGGCAGGGCAGGCGTTTGGTGCTTTGGCACAGTTGGCAGAGTCGTTCTCCAAGGACGATGAGAAGAATGCGAAGAGGGCATTTGGAATAACGAAAGCACTCCGCCTTGGAGAAGCGGTAGCAAACACGGCTGCTGCTATTATGACGCAACTGGCAGTACCGCAGGACGCATTGACAGGAGCGAACTTTGTGAAGGCGGGAATCGTTGCCGTAACGGGTGCTGCACAAATCGCAACAATCGCCCGCTCTAAATATCAGCCAAGTGGTGGTTCAGCAGAGACCCCCTCTGTTGGGTCAGTATCTACACCCGCAGGCGGAGGAGGATTCACCCCGAACATCTCGTTCACGGGAATAGGACAGAATCCGCTCTCTGGTATCTTTGACCGCCCGATGCAGGCGTATGTGGTCAACCAACAAATGAACAATAACAATATGCTGGAGCGCAGAATCCGTACCAGCTCAAATTTCGGAGGATGAAGTATTACGAATTAGTGCTTGAAAACGAGCAGTTTATGGGGGTGAACGCTATCTCGGTAGTGGAAAACCCAGCGATTGAGGAGGAGTTTGTAGCCCTCTCCGCACAACAGGTGTCCTTCGCCATCCAAAACGAGGAGAAGCGTATCATCATCGGCCCAGTATTAATCCCGAACAAGCCCATCTACCGCAGGGACGACAAGACGGGGGAGGAGTATTACGTCTTTTTCACGGACAAAACCATCCGCCAGTCGGCTGAACTGTTCCTCAAGAAAGGTCTCCAAGCATCCACCACCACGGAGCATTCGCAACAGGTGAACGGAGTGACCACCATCGAGCAATGGATTATTGAGGACGAGGTACACGACAAGAGCCGCAAGTACGGAATGAACTACCCAATCGGTACTTGGATGCAGACCCGCAAGGTCGACAACGACCAAGTTTGGGAGGACGTCAAATCTGGCAAGTACAAGGGCTACTCCATCGAGGGATGGTTCGCACACAAGCCATCGTTGGAAGTGGCGATGAGTTCAATGCAGGAGATTGAGGAGCAAGAGGCAGAACACCTCGTTGAACTGTACGTTCTGGGAGCCGTCAAAGGAATCCTAAAAAAAGACAAGCGAGTAAAGGCAGGCCAACGGGTAGTTATGGAATCATATTCTGACTACCCCGAGGCCGTGCGTAATAACGCCAAGCGTGGTATTGAACTGAACGAGAAGGGCGGTAACAAGTGCGCTACTCCAGTAGGCAAGATACGAGCGCAGCAACTCGCAGACGGAAAGCCCGTATCGTTTGACACCGTGAAGCGGATGTTCTCCTACCTATCAAGAGCCGAGGAATACTACGATGAGAGCGACTCATCCGCTTGCGGTACTATCTCCTACCTCCTATGGGGTGGACTGGCTGCGAAGCGTTGGGCAGAATCTAAAATCAAGGAAAATGAAAAACAATCCTAAACCACCCGTACCACCCAACTCAAGGCGTGGATGCCTCTGCAAAGACGGCACCTACTCCCGCAAATGCTGCGACCCGAATGACCAATGGGCGCAAGGCATCGGATTCATCGGAGGCAAAAATACCCAAAACCCCTAATCTCTAATTATTATACTATGAACTTGAACGACATTTTCAAGAAAATTGAGTTCGCCTTGCAGCCCGAAGCGGTTGCCCTTGCGAGCGCAAAGTTGGCTGATGGTACTATGGTGGAAGCCGAGGTACTTGAGGCAGGTCAAAACATCTTCCTTATCGGAAGCGAAGGCGAGAAGGTGGCAGTCCCTGTTGGTGAATACCAAATGGAGGACGGTCGCATCTTGGTCGTGACGGAAGAAGGCGTGATTGCTGAAATCAAAGAGAAGGCAGAAGAAGCAGAGCAGGAAGTGACCATCGAGGTCGAGGCCGCTGCTGAACCTACCGCCTCCGAGATGATGGCGATGATTCAATCTCTGAAAGAGGAGGTTGAAATGATGAAGGCAGAAATGGGCAAGAAAGAAGAAATGTCCGTAGAAGCCGTAAAAGAGGAGGAAGTGAAAGAGGTGGTAATGGCCGCAGAGAAGCCCATCGTGGCTGCTCCTGTCGAGGTTAAACCCGAACTGAAATTCCAAATCGGTGCGAAGCGTACTGCGACAACCGCAGACCGAGTGTTCAACAAATTATTCAACTAAACAACCCCCAATAAAATGCCCACAAGCACGAGCATTACGACCACTTATGCTGGTCAATTTGCAGGCCAGTACATCTCTGCTGCCCTGTTGAGCGGTGACACCATCGCAAAAGGCGGCTTGACTGTCAAGCCAAACATCAAATTCAAAGAAGTAATCAAGCGTGTTGAGCTGGATGGTATCGTAAAAGACCAGACCTGCGACTTCACCGACACTTCCACTTTGACCTTGACCGAGCGCATCTTGCAGCCCGAGTTCTTGCAGGTTAACTTGGAGTTGTGCAAGAGCGACTTCGAGAGCGATTGGGAAGCCATCCAAATGGGCTACTCCGCTTTTGACGTATTGCCAAAGAACTTCGTTGACTACTTCATCGCCTACAACTCTGCAAAGGTTGCCGAGTGGATTGAGCAGAAGATCTGGACTGGAGCTACTGCAAACGCAGGTGAGTTCAACGGATTCCAAGCATTGCTTGCTGCTGACACTACCGTTATTGACGTGACTGCTGCGAATTTTGTGGCACAAGAGACGGCCCGTGCCGCTCTCCGTGATGCAACACTCGATCTGGCGCTAGGTACTCTTGCAAAAGAGAGTACCAGCATTAATGAGGTTACGAGCATCACCACGCCCTCTGATGCTAACGCACAGCGAGAAAGAAAATGGCTTGTCTATTACTCGGATGATGTGACCGACAAGGAATATCAAACCGAGATCCCATGTGCAGACATCGGCAACAGTCATAAAATCGCGTTTCAGGACAACGCCGACTTGACTAATGCCGATTGGACGGCCTATATCACGGCATTTGAGGCGGTAGTATTATCGCCTGACGGTAATGCCGTGACCGTGCGCCGTGCGGTTCACGTGGGACGTGCAACGTAGGCGCGAAAGGCTATTTAACTCCCAACACTCCAAGCGCAAACGCCTACAAATGTAGGCGTTTGTTTATTCCCGATGATGATGAGTTTGTAGCCATTGTAAACGGGGCTTTGCTCGAATTAACGTATGCCTACAATTTCGAGCAATACGGGGATTTAACGCCAGAAGAAACAGCGGAATATTTCCGTACAATGTTCACGCGATATAGAGAGGTAACAACATGCATGATAGGATCAATAATTGCATTTCCAAACAGCACTCCGCCGGATGGGATGTTGATATGCGATGGTGCAACGTATGATCGGAGCGATTATCCTGATTTGTACGATGCATTGCACACGGATTACCACGTTTCCAGTACAGAATTTACCGTGCCAGATTTGCGGAACCGCTTTATTGTGGGAAGTGGTGATAATTATGGATTGGGCGATACTGGCGGTAATGACACTCACACGTTGACCATATCGGAAATGCCTAACCATGCCCATTATTACCTGCCCCCAACATTTAATGTGGATTTAGAGACACCT